GCTTGAACGCTAACCCGTCTTCACTACAGGGGGGGCACACGCTCCCCCAATGTGAAGGCTTCACATAGGAGATTTAACTATGGCTTTTTACTTTGATTATGCAGACCCCAAAGACCCTCTGTCAGGACTTGGTATCTACGATGGCGATCACTTGCCGGGTGCTAGTCCTGTCTTGGTTCTTGCGTGGGAAAACATAGAGGACATCATCCTTGACTACTACAGGTTGCGTGATTACAAGTCGTTCCGTGATTCACGCCCACTCCTAGCGGTGGTTGAAGATGAGTAGTCCTAACTCAACCTCTCTCATGGCTGACTGGCTCAGTGATAACCTCGCTGATTGGTTACGCAGTCTTGAGGGTAACGAATATAAACATCAGCATGATGTTGATATGTTCGTTCAACGATGCGTGTTGCCTCATATATCCTCGTATGGCGTCAACTCTATGTATGAGTTTATGAAGGACGATTACGATGATGATGAGTGTGACATCATGGATCAGGCCACTGCGCGTGACCCCATGCCTCAGACCATGGAAGAACTCGCTGACGATGACGATGAGGTTGCTCTCAACTGGAATCGAATGCCAAACCCTGATAGGGAGGGCACTAACTGATGATTAAGAAACTAATCGTTGGTAGTCCAGAGGCTATGCAACATGAGCCATCACTCGAAGCGCCCGAAGAAGTTCCAATGGTTTTTTGTCAAAGGGTTAAAGACGCAAGGCTTTCCCGTGGCATGAACCAATCGGAACTGGCACGTGCTAGTGGCCTAACTAGAGCGGCTATAAGTAAATGGGAATCTAATTCCTCATGTAGTCCTGATGCTAGAGCCACGCTGGCTGTTGCGAAAGCACTGGGGGTTTCCGTTGAAAGTCTACTAGAGTAACTAACCGTGCAATAGCACAAGGAGGTAACCTATGCTACACCTGAGTACCATGTCTGGTAAGTTGAAAGGTATGCGAGCACTGAATACCGACACTACTAGCAATCCGTTCTGCATCTATATGTATGAGAATAGCCCAGAAGATTTCATATGTCACTGGTGCTACTCATGGTACATGATGCTAACGTATCGCAAGAACTGTGTTAAGAAGTGGAAGGAAAACAGTGACGCACTCAGTGTACCGATACCATATGATGACCTACCAATTCTTAATGACGTGCTGTTTAGGATCGACGCTCATGGAGAATTGATCAACCTCAATCATATGGGTAACATCCACTGGCTTGCTGTCAAGAACCCCGGCACTACCATTGGTCTTTGGACTAAGCGTAAGCCGTTCGTTCGACAGTACCTTAAACAATTTACCAAGCCCCCTAACTTGATGTTGATATACAGTAACGGGGCAATCAACAAGCCCATGTCTAGCCCACCCAAGGGGTTCGACAAGGTCTTCCAGAATGTCAGTCCTGACAAGTCCTTGGAACTACAAAACTGCACGGGTCAAACGTGTATGTCTTGTAGGCTGTGTTATACTCAAGGGACTGATGTTATAACCGAAGCAGTTAAGATAAAGTTCAAGCGCGTGGATGCACGGAGGTTAATATGAAATGAACTTCAAACGACAACGGCCACGTGTAAACTATCCTATTATGAAGAAGGGTGGTAGACACATGGTGTCTAGGAAGAAACCTAGAACCGACGGTAAGAAAGAATCTGACAATCAACTCCGAGAGGTATTAGATGAAACCAAAAAAGAGAGGCCAGACAGTACGACTTAAGGCCACACATAAAAGTTTGAGTGGCAAAGAAGTAAAGGCTAAGGTGATCATGCATGACTCCATGAATGGTTACCTTGCCGAACTTCCAGATGGCGAATGGAAATGGTTTAGTCCCAGTGACTGGGAGGAAATCAAATGAGAGATTTCCAACGGTCTAGGGTCTATAACTGGGAATGGACAGCGCTCCGTTCTCTCCCTCAAAACTGGTGGTTAGTTACTGTCAACGAGTGTCAGGTTCTGGTAGAAAAAATCTGGTTAAGGGAAGGGCAACACCCTCACGATGTCCCGATAGTAACGGATGGTCGTGGCCGCAGATCAGCCGCATCGAAACGCGGTGCGATTGCCATCCCTCGACAGATGAGACAGTCTATTGTGGTATGCCACGAGGTAGCACACGAGTTACTTCCATATGGCAAGAAACATACAGAAGACTTCGTCTCTACTTTCATTACCGTACTCAACAACAATCTTGGTATATCCAAGGATGCCTTAATAGAGACAGCCATGGATTTCAAGGTTAAGATGAACCATAACCTACTATAGGTGGAACATGAATGACTTTGAAAGATTAGCGCAAGATACTGACCTAGATTATGCGGTGGCCGATGCCCTTGGCATTGACGTCGATGATCTGGAGAGGTGTCCCAAGAAAGTCTATGACGCCTTGCTAAGGTACTTTGACTACCACTTACGCGGCAAGGTAAACCGCTAGAAATAAGGGGGGGCTTCGGCTCCCCCTTTTTTTTGGTGTCGAGGGCCGTTAGATGATGGAATTTTCAGTACACCTAACAGCCCCGCACCATATCATCGTAGTCACGATCCACTATCCCTAGTAGTATCGCGGGACATTCCTGCCCACTAGTATTATACCATACGTGTCAACCCCATAGAAATTGTGGTTAATATAATCTAGTCTGAAAAGCGTGATGTAACTCCCCTTCGTAACTGCTCAGGATGCCCATCATATTCTGAAGCAGTGCCCTCTTCCCATACCTCCTGTACCACTTCAGCGGTGCCTGTATCCTCTCAGCCACACTCGCATCATCCAATGAATGGCGAGTCCCACCTCCATGACAGTCGAAGCAATCGATTCGTTTAATACCGGTATCAATCCACCCCTTCCCATTGCACGTCTTGCACAAGCCATTACCAAGAGACTCATCTACTGCTATCTCAGCCAACTTCATAAACATCCACGGATTCTGATAGCGTGATTGGGTTTTTCTATACACCCTCTTGGCTAACTCATACACCACGTGGTATCGCTGGCTTTCTTCTAGTACGTACTTCAGCCTCAAATATCTGGATGCTTGCTTGGACACCCCGGCTAGGACGTAGCAGATTATCTCAGGATTTGCTCGATGCCTTAGATTTAGGTGACTGTACGGTGTCAGAGAACACAAGTCCTCTGCGGATATCCTCATATGACTGTACCTTTGGTTTGTTGTTGTTCATTACGTCCTTTATAAAGGCCAACGCTACACCCTTATAAACATCTTGTGGTGTAAAACGATATACCTTCCATCCATGCAGTCCTGCGAGGTTGTACTTCTGCATATCACGACTGTATCCTGCCCCTCTCGTATGTCTCCCCGTTATCCAGACTCCTCCCTCTATTTCCATAGCAATCATTCGATCAGGCCATGCAAAATCAAACCGAAACCGTCTCTTGTCTAGGAATTTGTATTCTGTTTTCGGGATATCTAATTGTGCCTCCATCAACTGATTCATAAACTCAGTCTCAGCATCACTTGTTGCAACGTACTTCTTCACCGAAGGCGCTCCGTAATCTCAGTTTGTAGTCTCATCCGGTAGGCGTTGGATGACTCCCCCCTCTTGGCAATGCTCAGACCATACACGGATGCATGGTTCGGTAACTTATCATCGTCTCTTGGCAGGTTAGCCCACGGTGGACGTTTATCGCTGAACTTGCGCTCGCCTACTATAGCCTCACGTCTAACCCAGTTCCGCCATACCGCAAACCATTGACGCTTGAGAGCGCGTGTCCCACTCACTGAAATCCAGTGATCCTTAAAGCAAGCGGCTACTGTATCTATGTGCAGGTCAGGTCGTTCCGATTTAGCCCACCCTTTCCATGCTTCAGGTAGTACCCAATCTTCTTCTAATCTAGTGCCGCGTGTCCTCTCTAGGTTCTTATGACGGTTACTTATTACGGTTCTGCTATGATCTGTGGTCATAGGCTCCTGTGTTACCTGATCACAGGGGGTATGATCTGTGGTTACACCCCCCCCTATGACATCCATGGTCAGACGGTATCTATTAGATCGACGCCCCCCATCATCACGGTATTGGGGTATGATCTCAACAAAACCCTCACTTTTTAGCCGCTTGATGACTCGATTGACGTGACCAAGGGACAGGCCAGACCTCTTGGCTAGGTACGACTGGCTAGGCCAGCAGTCTCCTGTCTCATCGTTTGCGTTGTTGGCTAGTAAGATAAGAATCAGTTTGTCTGATGGAGACAAATCCAAATCTATCGCCGTACTAATCATGCGGATTGACATACGTTATTCCTCTGTGTGTGCACACTACGCCGTAGTATACCACACCTGTGATATAATATCCTTATGACCGCCGCTGAACGGAGATACCTAGAGTGGGTAGCCACCCTCCCATGCTCCCATTGTGGTACAATGCCAGTACAGGCTCACCACCTAAGAGATATAGGGTTGGGGGCTGGCCAAGGCAGAAAGGTAGCGCATCACCTTACGGTGCCAGTGTGCTACGAATGCCACGCCGACTGTCATAGCGGGATATACGACAAGGAGACGCAATTTAGATGGACACTGAAGACGATCAGCAAAGCATTCGATCAGCAAATTATCAAGATGTTGTAGTCTCGTTGCGGGTATTCGCAGACATGATTCCAACCGATATAGTTACAGCCATCATCCGAAGCGATCTCGATGGGGTTGCCTATAAGGTGGACGATGTTGAATACCACTTGGTTGTGACTGACGTATCCTTCCTTGACAGTATCACGTTGAACTAATGGAACCAGAAGACCCACAAGTATTGGAGCAAATCATGGCCCGGTTTGAAGAGATGTGGCCCAAGATAATATACTTCGATCCTGACGTGAAACCCTATTACAATCTCATGCAAAATGTCTACGCTCAAGGCATGATCAATGCACTTGAAGTGGTGAGAGAAAGACTGGAGGTGACAACAGATGCAACCATCCACTAAAGTTACTTACGTTCTAAGGCCGGGAGCCTACAAGGTTAGATGGAGATTAGTGGAGCACATAAATGCGCTCGATCTAGATGGTAACACTCCCTATGAGGTGATTGTACGCCCCTATAAGTCAAGCCGTAGCATGGAACAGAACAATCTGTTACACTCGTGGCTAAGAGAAATAGCAGAAGAGACTGGCCATACAGTGGAAGAGATCAAAGACTACGTGTGTTCTGAATATCTGGGTAGCCGTGAGTACCTTGGTATTAATGGAACTCCTAAGCGTAGGTTGGTTACGACTTCTGAATTGTCAGTTGAAGAGATGTCAGCCTTAATAGAAAGGGTGGCTCAACTAGGCGCAGAGCAAGGCGTACAACTACCGGAGTTAAAATATGGATGAAGAGGAAGCATATGAAGATGATCAGCAGAGGTTCGAGGCTGAAGTTCAACAGTGGCAACAACAGAAACAGCACGAGGACGAAAGAATGTTAACGCGAAAAGATTTTCTAAATGAGTTAGTAAAGAAGAACCATTTGGTAGTAGAAGAGGACATCTTCTCCATCCCACTAGGAGGGAAGAAAGTTTCCATCATCACACGTACTGGAATAGAAAAGATTCAGTACATGAACAGGATCATTGTAAAATTTGAAGACAAGGTACTGACGCCTGACTATGCAGTTATAAAGGCAATAGCAACCATCGAGCCGGTCGATGATATGTATGTCGGAGTAACTATTGAAACATATGCGAATGCTAAGTATGGAAAGAAGCCCGATGGAAATACTACCTTCCCTTATGTCGTGGAGATAGCAGAGAAACGTGCACTCTCAAGGGCGGTACTTAAAATCTGTGGTGCCTACCGATATGGTATCTATGGTGAAGACGAATCAGAAGACTTCAAAAAGAAATCAACCTATTCATCAGACATCCGTGGCCCGGATAAGAAAGCGGCATGAGTCATTGGTATGACAAGGACGGTGCCCCCCACCATGAGGTTGAAGACAAGGATGGTAACCTGCGTCCTACTACCTTGCGTGATGCCCGTAAGTATGGGTGGGTGCCGTCCGTGTCTTCCATCTGGAAAGATATGGTTGCCGCTCCCGGCTTGGTGAGGTGGTCACAGGGTATACTGTTCGACACCATGTACCTTAACCAACTCCATGGCCCAGAAACAGAGCACGACTACAGAAAGAGAGTGTTCGATATCCACAAGGCAGAGAGCCTGAAGGCGGCAGAGCGTGGCACTCTGATCCACGGGATACTGGAGAATTACTTTGTCAATGGAATAGGTGAACCCGGATACGGGTCGCTCATCAAGGGGACTGAGGCCAAACTGCTAGAGATATGTGGTAAGCAAGACTGGAAGATAGAGCAGTCGTTCGCCCATCCTTTAGGATTTGGTGGTCAGATTGATATGTACTCTGATGAGTGGGTAGTAGATTGGAAGACAAAAGAATTAGATGATGGCAAGAAGCCAGATATGTATGACTCATATAGTGTACAATTAGCGGCTTACGATCATGGAATAGGGGGTGGTAGAAAACTACTCAACCTATTCATATCAGTTACTTCCCCCGGCTACGTGTATGCACACCAGTGGGAAGAAAAAGAGAGGCTGTTTAAGATGTTCAGTACAGCCTTAGACCTATGGAAATTAATCAAGAGGTACGAACCTTAATGGCTAGTGTAAACAAAGCAATACTGGTGGGTCATGTTGGTAAAGACCCAGACATAAGAGCAACGAGTTCCGGTGACACTGTCGCCTCGTTCTCGTTAGCAACCAACACCGGGTATGGTGAAAACAAAACGACTGATTGGCACAGCGTGTCAGTCTTCGGTAAGTCTGCTGACTTCGTCAGGAACTACGTAAAGAAGGGTGCTCAGGTATACGTTGAAGGAAGTATCCGCAACCGCAGTTATGTTGATAAGGGTGGCAACAAGAAGTACGTCACTGAAATCAAGGCATTTACTGTTCAAGCCCTTGGTCAGAAAGAACCTTCACCACAACAGTACCAGCCGGGTACTGACGATGGGCCAATACCATTCTAATGGAAATCCAAGACACATCTAGAGAGGCGTTTGAAAGCGTGAACCGTGGACATAACTCACAGACCATGCAAGTCCTTAATTATATTAGAGAAGAAGGAGACTATGGTGCTACCTGTGATGAGGTAGAGGTCTGGATGGATGGATTACACCAGAGCATCTCTGCCGCTATTCGCCTACTTGCCAAACACAACATGGTCACCAAAAGAAAGCACATAAATGAGGACGGTGATATAGTGGTCAGCAAACGCCCAACGCGCACAAAGAGAATGGCTATAGTTTGGGAAGCCACACCAGAATAAATGAATCTATACCAACAGTTCATCCACAAATCTAGGTATGCTCGCTACCTAGAAGAAGAACAACGTCGAGAAAACTGGGGCGAGACAGTTGACAGGTACATCAACTTCTTTGAGGAGAGGCTTGACATGAACTTGTCAGACTTTAAGAACGCCATACTCAGGTATGATGTGATGCCCTCAATGCGTTGTTTAATGGTCGCCGGGAAGGCATTAGACCGTGACAACGCCGCAGGATTTAATTGTTCGTACATCCCTATCGATTCGCCACGTGCATTCGATGAGATCATGTACGTCCTCATGTGTGGTACTGGCGTAGGCTTCAGCGTTGAGAGGCAGTACATCAACCAGTTACCCGAAGTACCAGAAGAGTTGCACAACACTGATACTGTGGTGGTGGTGCGTGACTCAAAGATAGGGTGGGCAACCGCCCTTCGAGAACTGATCAGTCTGCTCTACAGTGGGCGAGTTCCCAAGTGGGACTTGTCTCGTATCAGACCATCAGGAGCAAGGCTCAAAACTTTCGGGGGAAGGGCGAGTGGGCCTGAACCGTTAGACAAATTGCTAAGGCATGTGGTCAACACTTTTACCCATGCCAAAGGGCGCAAACTGAACAGCATAGAATGCCATGACCTCGTGTGCTACGAAGGGGAGGCGGTGGTGGTTGGTGGTGTTAGAAGATCAGCCACCATCTCCCTCTCCAACCTGACTGATGAACGTATGCGTCGTGCCAAGTCAGGCCAGTGGTCGATAGAGAATGGACAGAGGTCAATCGCTAATAACAGTGTGGCTTATACTGAGATGCCAGACACCGGAGCCTTCCTTAGAGAGTGGACTTCACTCTATGAAAGTCGTAGTGGTGAGCGTGGTATCTTCAATCGCCAAGCCGCAAAAGACATGGTGCCAGAACGCAGGGATAGCAACCATGAGTTCGGCGTGAACCCCTGTTCCGAAATCGTGCTTCGGCCTCGACAATTTTGTAACCTTTCAGAAGTTGTGTGCCGCCCTACTGATACGTTAGCCACCCTTCGCAAGAAGATAACACAGGCTACGTGGATAGGCACCATCCAGTCTACGCTTACTGACTTCCGCTATCTCTCTACTCCTTGGAAGAAGAACACAGAGGAAGAGAGACTGCTTGGTGTATCTTTAACTGGCATCATGGATTGTCCAGCACTGATGGGAGCAAGCGACAAGGAACTGCGTGGGTTAAGAGACCACGCAGTAAAAGAGAATGGTCTGTGCGCTAAACTGATAGGCATCCCTGAGTCTACGGCTGTCACCTGTGTCAAACCGAGTGGGACGGTGAGTCAGTTGGTGGACTGCGCCAGCGGCATACATCCAAGGCACAATTCGACGTTCATTCGCCACGTTCGCAATGACAAGAAAGACCCAATGTCTACGGCTCTCATAGAGGCAGGAGTTCCATACGCTGATGACCCCGGCAAGGAAGGTCAGTGGGCATTCTCCTTTCCTATGAAGTCACCAGATGAATCCATTACCCGCCATAATCTGACAGCAATCGAGCACCTCACCATATGGAAACGCTTTGCTCTTAACTGGTGTGAGCACAAGCCATCCATTACGGTGTCTATCAAAGAGCATGAGTGGGTAGAAGTTGGTGCGTGGGTATACGAGAACTTCAACATCTTATCTGGTGCGAGTTTCTTGCCTCACTCAGAGGAAGATCACTCCTATCAAATGCTACCCTATCAGGACTGTACTGCAAAGGAGTACAAAGCCTTAGAGAAGGTGATGCCAACGCACATAGAGTGGGACTCCATCAAGGAAGAGGAAGACCAGACTATAGCCAGTCAAGAGTACGCTTGTATGGCGGGTGAGTGTGAGATATGACTAAGAAATTTGATGATATAGAATCGTTGGTAGAAGATTATGAGTAATCCATATTGCCGATTTAAACACGGAAAGATGTTGAAGATTCGCGGAAAATTCTCTAAAAGAGATGGTGGGCTAAGACAATACTACCACTGCCGAAACTCTTACTGTAGTTACACCACCCTTGAACCCAGATATGATGCCAAATTTTATAAAGAGTTTGGGGATGACTACTATCACAAACAGGCTCTCTCAGAAACATGAAATTCTTATGAAATCTAAATGGCTCAAAAATGAAGTAATGAATCTTCTAATTATTCCAGATGCCCATGCGGCACCTGACTATGACAATGAAAGATTTACGGCGGCGGGTCAGTTCGTTATGGATGAACGCCCTGAGTATGTGGTGTGCTTGGGGGATTGGGCTGACCTGCCGTCACTCGCATCTTACGATAAGGGAACCAGAGGGTTCGAGGGTAGGCGTTATCAGAAGGACGTAGCCAGTGCGGTAGATGCCCAAGAGAAGTTCTTCGCACCCATCAAGAAGTTCAACGAGCAGAAGCGCAAGAACAAGGAGAAGCAGTACAAACCTAAGTTAATCATGTGCCTTGGTAACCACGAGGACAGGATCACACGAGCCACCCAGTTCGCTCCCGAATTACATGGAGCCATAGGTATAGAGGACTTGCAGTACAAGAAATATGGGTGGAAAACGGTGGACTTTAAATCCTACATAACCCTGTTTGGAATCACCTTTAGCCACTACTTCACGTCAGGTATAGCAGGACGTCCCATCAGTAGCCTCCATTTGGGCCACACGCTCGTTTCTAAGTTACATTGTTCGGCGGTGCAGGGTCACACCCATTTGTACAACCACGCGGAGCACACGCGGCCTGACGGGCAAAAGATATTCGGCCTAAGTGCCGGGTGTTTCAGCCATCCAGACTACGCTGAGACTTGGTGCCGGGACACCCAACACCAGTGGTGGAGAGGAATGATTGTCCTCAGAGAACTGGATGGCGAAGGGTATTACGATGAGATCAGGGCAATCACCCTTCGGAAACTTCTTCGGGATTATCAATGATCTCTCTGATAGAAACCACACACCCCGCCGGGAAGGCGTGGTATGCAAAGTATTCTTCTTTCTCGTCCTTGGTGTTCGCTACTTTGATCACCTTCTTGTCCTTTTGTACGAGGTATCCTACAGTCCACATACGCTGAGGCTCTACCTCGTCTTCCTTTTCCCACCCCGAAGTGGCCAAGATATCGAACCATTCTACTACCACCAGTTTCATAGCCTACTCGCTTCTCCAACACCTATCCTACCTGCGCTAAAGTCACGGCGCTTGCTTCGAGCCTCGTCAATCTTGTCACGCAAGACATTGATCTTCCTTGCTTCTTGTTTATCAGAGAGGGACTTGTCTGTGCGAGCACGGGTAATGTCTCTTTGAAAGCGGGTAATTTTAGATTCATACCTGCGTAGTTCCCTACGTCTAGCATCTGGTGCGATGGGGTATATGCCAAGCCCCGCCGCTGAGGCAATAGCAGCCCATATGTCCCTCTTAGGATCACCATAGCGCCCAGTTCTTCCCAAGGCGGAGTCGGCTAACTTACCTTCTAGTTCACCGGGATCAAGCCTGACCACCGCTTCTAACACACTAGGCATATTCACTAAGCCAGATCGGGTAATGATACTGGGCATCGACATCCCCCACATCCAGTTGAACGTATCCATTGCCTTGTCTACGGCGGTTCCGTTGGGATCAACGATCTGTGCACCACGCCATGTGTCCTTGTTTTGCATGAGGGCTACCGCTAACTGCCAGCCCGGAGCAATGAGGCCAAACTCCTGTGCCCCCTGCTTTAGTTCCAATCTCCTGATGTTACTTTGTAACTCCCATATGCCTGACCATGGGAAATAGTAAGACAAGTCAGCAACCTGCAAGTTACCGTTCGCATCCTTCCATGGCATCAGCATACCGTGCCCACTCTGCCTAATCCAGTCTGGTGCAAGCCGCATAAATTCATCCCAGTCATCATCCATGAACGGCATACTTCCGAATGCCGCTTGCGCTCCTGCAAAGAGCATGATGTATGGAAGGAATCTCCATGGCTCGTTGAGCGCTGTCTTTAGAAGTTGGGGTATGACTTTGGTTTGGTAGGTGATGAACGGTGCACCAAAGAATGAGGAGCGTAGCCCTCTAACAGTGGGTGATACCTCACTGTAATCAAACAGCACCTCGTTGGCTCGTATGATAGCGGCCTGTTCTATGGTGATACTGGGCTTCCCATCTGGCCCAAGATTTTGTTGGCGCACCTCTTCAAGATGTTCCCTCTGGTGTGTTAAGGCGTCTGATATATAAACACTCTTACCTAAAACCTCTAGGTTCTGGTACATATTACCAGACCACTTAGCCGCCTTCCTCCAATATTTTTGAGCATTCATGGTGAAGGACAGTATGCCATCCCTCTCTACCATCAGTAAGATGTCCTCAAATTCACGTAGTTCTGAGGCTATCATGGTAGATGCCTTTAAACCATAGTGCTCTGCTAACTCAGCGGCAGTGAACTCTTTCTTTAACCCAAAATTGTTTGCAACGTCTGAGTTCTTAAATGTTTTCCCCGCCTTAACTCCTTTCCAAATCTCACGTATGTTTTCTTTAAACAATGCAGGTTGTCTATGAAAGGGAACCTTGCCAAATAAGTTCAACAACATGGTGTTGTTTACAAAGTTACGCGAGACAGTGGGTGGATTCATTGGAACCTTTAGGGTCTTCCATATACCCACCACCTTAGCGTGTCTACCATGTGGGCTGAACATCTTGGAGAACAGGTTCTGTTCCCCGAATGCAGTAGCAGAGTTACCTAAGATGTCTTGATATATTTCTTTCCTTATCCACACTCCAGATAAGGAACCAAACCTCCTACCTTTAGGCATCTGCCTAAACATCTTGGTGTCATACTTCTTGTCATAGTATGCCGCCTCGTCTAATCCACCCATATTGTCATAGAACTTCTTCCTGATGGCTTCTAGTCTGCCTATTTCCGCAAGTGAGTTCTTTGATTGTTCTGCTGTACGCCCCGGATGTCCTTCTACTGCCTTTAAGCCTTCAATTTGCACGTCTAGTGCATGGACAGTAGTCCTTTTCCTTCTTGTCTTTCCAGTAACTGGATCAGTGATTTCATAAATTACCCACTGTTCTGGCAATACCCAAGGAATACCAGCCACTGCTCTCTCTCCTTCTGGAACGTCTCTGCGTTTTTGCTTGAGAGATTTTAACTCTTCTTTTAATGTTTTCTTTACAGCCTCATCCTGCTCAGTTTTGATCTTGGCTTGCGTAGCCTTAATGCTTTCGTCTATTTTCTTTATAGTTTCGGTAGGCTCAAAGGCTACCCGCTGAGACAACTCATGCAGATAGTCAATAATAATCATGTCCATCTGAGGAACAGTGACTGCTCTGTATATTAGGTAGGCCGGGTCAGTGACTTCTCCTAATAGTTCTCTACGCAATTCATCCAACTCTAACCTTGTCTCTGACCAATACAGTGGGCTGGCCTTCATTCCAAAAGGACTAGCGCCTCCCTTTCCTGTCAATAGATGGGCTAGAAATATCCTTGGCAGGTATGCCCCATACAGGTCATTGTACTGATCACGACTAGCCTCTGGGAATATATCTTTCTTGAATGCCTCTTCCCCAATCTCCATGATCTTGTCTTTAAACTTAACAGATGCCGCACGTAACTTTACATTAGAGATCATCTCTGGAGTAGCGTCTTTGTTAGTGAAGTACTTGAACACTTCTTCTTTATCTTGTTCGGAAAGTTCAGTGTATAAAGTCTTTACCTCTTCTCCATACTCCAGTACTTCTTGCAACTTACCCTGATAGGCAGATCGAAT